AGTGTTGATTGTGCAGCTTGATAGGTAGATTGCCCCGATGTATTAGTAGGCATTGGACGAATGCTGTTAGGAATAGTCTCCATCAATACAGGGTTCGGCTTCGTAACGTCGAGTGTGTGCTTAACAACACCGTTGGCGTTCACAATAATACCAGGTGCAAGGTTCCTTTTAAGAGATGCGAAGTAGAAGTTAGTCAAACCATCACGTGCAAACTGAAGCGGCTTAGCACGTTGGAAGTCACCAAGTCCATAGAATGAATCAAATAAAGGCTGTGAGTATTTGATAACAAATGGAATACGCCCGTTCTTGTGCGGGTTCTTGATACGTCGCAACTCAATACAGCTGTTGTCAGGAGCGAATGTAATCCATTCTCCGTCGTCGCCTGCTTCGTAACGTGTTGCAAGGCAGATACCTTTTTTAACGCCTTCGGGTTGTCGCTTGCGTTGAGTATATGTATCTTCGTATTGGTCAGTACCTGATGTCTTTTCAGTAGCGTCAATGAGTTCCTGCAATGCTTTGCGGTCCCAACCGTCGTCTTCATCATCATCGTCATCAATAATATCTTGAAGGCTTTTCTTTCCCTTCCATACGAGTGCGGTGACGTAATCCATGTCTTCAATAGAGACACGACCTTGCTGTGGTACGAGGTTACGTGGGTTGAACAACCAACAGTCCGGTCCGATGTAGCCTGTACTCGAAGTGTTCCAGTCGTAGAACATAGGCATGTAGCCATATACTGAACTGTAGAATTGCCAGAGGTTCAATTTCTCAGGGAATGGCCTCTGAGCGTTAGCATTTGGATAAATCCACTTCTGGCGCAAGATGTCCATAAATTGAGCTTTGCCTGTATCAGCAAGCCCGACAGAAATAGTTTCCCCTTCAGGAAGCTTTGCACTCACGCGGTCAGCTCGGTCACGGGCGAGAGTGGCTGTGTAACTATCAGTAATCTTTGATTTGTCTATACCACGGGAAACGGTGTCATATACCTCTCCGATTACCATTGCTTCAAGAGGGTCGAAGTTTAAAATGTAGTTTTGGTGGATGTCCCAGTCAGACTCGTAGTCCTGCTTGAATTCCACTTCTTTTGAGGTATATTTATAATCGTTTTTTGTTTTGTCAGGCATTGTTATTTTTCCTATATAGATTCATCTTATCACAACCGTTATAGCAATCCATAGCTATTCGATTGTATTTCTATATCAAATTTAGGTAGCTTGTCGTCTTCACTCTGTATACCAAATTTGAGGTGCAACATCAAGTAGCGGAATGCGTCAGGTCCGTGGTCGTTTTCCTTAACTGGTACTTCACTTGGGTTGCGGTCCTTCTTTTCTTCAGGATACTTGTAACTTTCTAGCTCTTGAATAAAGTTCTTACAGTTGCTTGCAATGAAGAGTTCAGGCTTCGGATTACCTACCAGTTGAATTCGTGGTTTGAGTTTTTGACGGATAAGGTCGATACCTGTGATGATACTGTCCGTTTTCTTGACGACAGGTGTAACAGGGAATCCTTTTGACACCATCGTTTCAATGGCATCCTTAGCCGCTGAGTCACCGACAATAAGGACAAGGCGTTTGTCACCGATGACGTTGCGTATACGCGGTAGGACGTCGTCTAGCGTGCTCTCACGGCCATATACTTCATCAACTACATACCAAGTCTGGTCGTGGTCGATACCGACAAGCAAGAACGCGGTGGTGTGATACCCGAAGTCCATGCCTGCGTAGTACGTTAAGTCCTCTGGTATGTCTGCCGGCTTGATGACATGTATCTTACGTTCGAATTGTGGGTATACGGCACCTTGAATAGAACGAAACTCTAGCTCTACCTCTTGTAGGAAAGTAGATAGTGTCCCACGCTTTTCGGCTTCCTTGCGTTCGGCGGCAATGAACTCTGCTTTTACGTACGGTGAATCTCTCCAGGTACCGGTATTGTAATACCAACGCTCATCTTCTTGTGCATACTGGACTAAATCGTAGAAGTGGTTGTAGCCACGTGGCGTACCCATGAAAATAGCCCATCCATCGGTGGTTGTGAAGTAGTGTTTGTATACTGCATCCCAGTTATCAGGGTTTTGGTCGGCATACTCGTCGAATACGATGCCTTCTGCCTTGAATCCACGGTGTAGGTCTGCTTGGTCACTACCGAGAAACTGAATACTGCTACGAGGTTTTGTCTTGTCGTGCTCAACATGCACCGTTGTACCGTCAGGCAAGGTCAATTCCATCGAGTCAATGTAGTTCAAGGTGATAGAAAGCTCTTGTTCGTTCTTTTTATAGATAAGTTCTGGTGGAATGTCTGGTAGATACTGCTTCCATACGACTTCATGCGCCTGTCGATAGGTTTTGAAGACGATAAAGTAACGTCCCTGCTTGGTAATCGCACTAATCCAGGTATGGTTGACGGCAAATTTCGTTTTACCGAACTGACGACCAAACATGAGGACGGCACGTTTGTAACCGTCCACAAGAATGGCCTTGTGAGCAGCAGCCTGTTTTGCACTTGCTGCGTATAACATGATTAAAGCTTGTTACCTAGTTGGTCAAATGGCATTGCTTCACTGTTCTGGCTGGTAACTTCAAAGTATTGTACGACTTTACCGTCGATTACCATGTCAGTCTTGTTCGAATACTTTTCGAATGCCTTAGTAGGGTAGAAATTCTCAAGAAGCCAGTCACGCATTTGGATATAGCGCATCTCATCAAGGAATTGCTTTTCTTCCATCTCATTGACGTCGTACCCGTTCTGTCGAGCGACGGTAATTGCAGATTGTGGGTCTTCTAGGAACCATGCACGGGCAATGAGGTAACGACCGTTAGTCTTTTTACCTTCGTCGTCAAGCTTTACACGGGACAGTTCGAGCTTGAATCGTGGTTCTTTTTGCCAAATACCTTCTTTAGTCTGGTATTCAGTAGTTTGGAACTCGTAATCCAAATCGTAGTTCATAGGGAATGCGAATTGTGCGAGACGTGGCTCGTTAGATAGGCGTTCTGTTACGTCTGGGTAGTTGCCTGGGTCGACTGAATAGCGGTCGGTCATACCGACGACGCGTCCATTTGCGATATGTGCACCAGATTGTGGTGCTTGTGGTGGCTGTCCACCGAATTGCTGACTCAGTTTTAAGTATTGAGTTACTTCATCGAGCTGTCTCTTTAGTGCATCGTAATTATCCTGACTAACGAAAGACTCTTTAGGTGTTTCAGGTACAGGGGGTTGTTCTACTTGAGCTTCTGATTCTTGTACACTGGTTTGTTTTGCAGCTTTCTTTGCTGCGTGCATAGCTTTCATTCGTTCTGATGCTGCTTTTTTTTGTTCTTCTGTCATTGACATATCATTTCTCCTTTTATTTATTGGCTCATCTTAAGTAAATTGTCTAATTGCTCCTGCGTCATCTCCTTCTCATTAACGATTGACCCGACAGTAAGGAAAGTACCGGCTACGGCGAAGGCATTACGGACGATTTCTTTGAGGATAGGGGATGCGTCCACGATACCTGCCATTTCCATATATACCTCTTTCCCGTCGTTCAGGTCGATACCGCGCCCGTCATTTGTAGGTAAACGGTATTTTATACCAGCATTTTTTAACAATTGTCCGTATGGAGCCCGTAAAGCCTTGTCTACCGATGCTGTTCCTGTTCGATATGCGGCAAGCGTAATACCTGCACCTGGTACGATTCCACCTTTGAGTGCGGCACGTGCTGCCCCGATAGCGTCATCTACCCTGTCCTTACGTTCTTTAGCTTGGGTTTCTGTTACGCCGCCTACTGTGATGTGTCCTATTTTTCCTGTAAGGAATGAGATACGTTCGGCATCAGTCGTTTCATCTAATGATTTGATGTATTCATTAAGCTTCTCACCTTGTCCGTTTATGATGAGTGTTTCAGTTTCTTTTACAATGATTGTATCTGCATAGCCGGCTTGCTCAATGGTCGGCATCTCGTTCGTCGCCTTGGGTGAATAGATGGTCGCGCCGGTTACTGCTTCTAGGTCATTAAGATAATCATAGCCGAGCGTGTTTCGAACAAAGACGACCTTGACTTCACTTTTCACGCTTGTGAGGATAAGTGTGTTCTGTAAATCGTTATCTATGTCATCACCTACTAAAAGGACATTGTTGTGTCCAGCTTCTACCGTATCGTTGATGAACTGTGCATAGGTAGCAACCTCACCGGCCCGTCCGTTAATTAGTAGTATTGCTGGATTGTCGAGGGTAACTGACTTGTCTTTCTGGTCAGTAATAAACAGCTTGCTTGTAAAGCCACTGTTAAACAGATACCCGTCTACCAGCTCACAGCTCGTATCAACACCTAACCGTGTCTCAACGGTAATCGCTCCTTTATAGCCTGTCCCTACGACCATCTCAGTCACGACCTTCGCTATGTCGTTGTCCTTAGCTGAGGTCTTAGCAACGTCGTATACCGCCCGCTCGGTGCGTTCAATGGTACGGGTGTTCATGTCGATGTAATCGAGAATGCCGGGGACGAGAGAGTCTAATTCCTCACGGATAAGAAGGGGGTGCTTCCTGCTATAACGTAAATTCTTAATAAGATTGAAGGCTAGGCTCTGAACGGTAGTGCTTCCATCTTCTGATGAGTTCATACCTTTACCGCCGTCACGTAACAGTTCAATACCATTCTGTACCGTTTTGTCCTTATGCCAGACAGCTTTTGCTACAGTAATGCCGTCATGGGTGGTAGAGACCTGCCCGTACTTGTTCCTGATAAGCACGTCCTTACCCTTCGGCCCCATGGTATGAACAACCGTATCATGTAAGAGCTTAGCCCCTTTATAGAGTTTACGTTTCTCAACGATGTCGTGTATTCCCACTGAATGAGTTCCTTCTTTTAAAATCTATTCGTTTTATTTCAGGTATGTTTGTTATTCTCAAAATACAATAAGCCTGCGATAAACGCAAGCTCTTTAGTATTTATTAAAGGTATGTAAGAGGGAGATAACGGTATTATTTAGTTATTAGCTATTTAACTAACTCTGCATAAGCTTTACGCTCTGCGTTTTTTAGTTTCTTCTCAATTCTTTTTATAAAAGCCTTTTCATTCATGTCTTCTGGCTTATCTTCAAAAATAGCGACATTAAGATAAAACTTTATCCACGATATTAAGTAACCTGTTTGGTCACTTGTCATTTCAATTGGCACTTTAACGGTCTGTCGAATATCACTCATGTTTATTCACTTTCTCGTTATCGCCCTCATAAATACCTTTAATTGTTATAGACAATACTTGTGAGAAAAGGTAAGATTCGAACTTACACCTCAGATGATTAATCCTATGTTACCGCACGACAATCAAGTAATCGACTCTACTTGCCCGTAACAATCACGCCACTTAATTAACGCTGCTCTATCCATTGAGCTACTCATCTCATAATTATTATCTATAACTAGTTCCAAATTGTTAAGGTCATCAGGTTGGTAATAGTATACTAGCATAATCACATTGTGTTATCAAGTCATATTATACAGATACCTACATAAAAATATCCTGTCGTATATTATACGTGTGTCTAGATATCTAGTAGCTTTATTCTGACTTGATGCCTTATCTTACGATTACGTCGCTTGTATGTCCATTTATCATCATCGGTTTTACAGCACGGTTGTCTAGGTCCTGAAGATTTCCACTGTGTTAAAAACTGTAATTTACTCATATCGTATATTATACACATACCTAGATACTATCTTACCTATCGGTATATACCTATCTATTCCGATGTAACTACAAACACCAGACCTGGCAGGGGGTGGGGTAGTGGTAAATAAATTATTGTTGGTTCTTATTTTCTATCATGGCTACGTTAACAGTAGAGCCACTTAAGTCAAGCATGAGTGTCAGTCCTGTGCTGCTTGGTGTGTCCAACTGTCGTGCCTTGCCTGTGTTACGGTCCAGTATGTCCTGTGCTGCACGTAGCTTGATGTCGTCTTTCTCACTGTCCATCAATGCAGTTATAGTAAGCTTTGCCTTGTTCTCCTGCTGCTCAGTGTAGATGATGCCAGCCGGTGAGTTGAGTAGTTCACTACCTCTGACCTGTGCCGTCTCTCTTGAGGCGTTAGGATGCGTCTGAAGATATGCTTCTGTCATGTTCTTCTTTCTCTGTTGTAAATAAATGTCAAGAGTTGCTTTTGAGTTACGTTTTAGTTTACCTTGTCCTGTCATACCTGTTATTTAATAACAAAACATACCACTTTGCAACCACAAGACATAGAGCACCCCTTACCTAGCTACAGGGTTACAGTCATATAGTGAACCAATTTCAATC